GGGCATTTATCCCGAAGTTGGTCGTACAAATCTACAACTCGACGCCCCTGATGGCGGCACTGATTGCTAACTCACAGACTGCCTCCGGCGGTGTGTCGTCAGTTTCGGTTCCGGTTCAGGGTTCTCAATTCGTGAATGCTCAGTGGTCGGACTATTCCGGTTCGTTCGCACAGCCTTCCGTTCAGCAAGGTGCTTACCAAGCTGAATTTAACCTGAAGCTGCTGGTGTCTCCTGTACCGTTCCTCGGTATGGAAGGTGCAGTTCAGCAAGACTATGCAATCATCCCTCTGATCGAAGCGCGTATGAACGACGCGACCAACGTCATGATGGATTCGATGGCAACTGCGCTGTACACCAATACCACCAACAACCAGCAATTTATCGGCCTACCGGCTGCGGTTGACGATGGTACTGGCACCGCGACCTACGGCAACATCAACCGTAGCTCAAACACTTGGTGGAAGTCGAAGCAGTATGCGGCAGGTTCGGTCAACCCGACCCGTCAGAACGTACTGCAATACATCTCCGGCACTGTGAAGAACGGCGCTGAAGTACCGACTTTCGGTGTTTGCGGCTTTGGTACTTGGACGCTGCTGGCGCAAGATTATGTAGGTCAGGAAAACTACATGATCACTCCCGGCTCAGGCTTTGATGGCGATGCCAACGGCCCACAGGCGGCTTTCCGCGCTTTGATGGTAGCCGGTGTGCCGATCTATCCAGACCCGTATTGCCCGGAAGGTACTCTTTACCTGCTGAACACGAACTATCTCTCGCTCTATATCCATGAGCAGGCATCGTTCGCCTTCACTGGCTTCGAGTCCACACTTCCGAACTTCCAGATTGGCTACGTTGGTGCAGTTCTGATGATTGCAGAACTGGTAAACACCAAGCCGAAAGCCATGACGAAGATTACGGGCTACAACTCTTTGAGCCTGTAAGGAGGAAATCATGTCTCTTGCTACTAATAAAATCATTCTGGCTGGCGCTCAGAGCAATACTCCGGGTGCCTACTTCCAGACCGTTACTGTTACCGCAGTCGATTCGGGCAATGGCACTGTCATTCCGGCAGGTATCTATGTCATGTTCCCGTCGGCTAACGTCACTGTGCTGGCTTACAACGGTTCGTCTAACGCAACCGTTATGGCATCTAACACAGGTGGCGTAGTGATTTCGGATGGTGTCAACGTGTATGCCAAGAATTCTTCTGGCAATGCAACGGTGACGCTGTTGGATATCAACGGCGGTCAGGCTGCTGGCGAAACCTACGCATAAGGGGGAGCTATGGACGCAAATGCAGTCGGTAGATCGTATCCAGATTCGTTTGGCAACTATCGTTTGGCAGAGCAGACAGGCGTAAGCCTTGCAGCTACCGGCGATATCACGACTCTGGTTGCGCAAGCCGCAACGAAGTACATTGTGCGTCGGATAGTTCTGTCTAACTTCAGTGGTAATGCAAGTGGTGCCAATGTGGGTGTCTTCACCGCCGCAAGCGGTGGAGGCACTGCTATTGCTGCGGATCAAACCTTGAGTGCTGCTACTGGCGCAACCAAGTTTGATGATCTGACATTGGCTTCTGCTGCTAATACTGACGTTCAAACTGCCCGAGTGCTGTATGTCAACTGTTCGGTCAACGCCGCAGTTACTTGCGATGTTGCCCTTTATGGAGATATTGTCTCGCTATGACCACGATCTTTGTTCGCAATAACGGTTCTGAAACCTTTTCCGATGGCTTGGATGGTACGGTGTACCACTTTGAGCCGGGGAAAGAAGTCGAGATTCCTGAAATTGCAGCAAAGCATATTTTTGGTTATGGTGATGATGATAAAGAGCCGTATCTAGTTAGGCTTGGATGGATGAAGATGAGTAACCAGTTTGGTCTAGCAATGGAAAAACTGGCGCAGTTTTCATTTTCCAAAGAGTCTTCTAAAACCGTCCACTTGTCAGCCCCAGTGGTGGAACGAGTAGCCGCCCCGATGCCTAAAGCAAAGGGTGCGGCGAAAGTTGCAAACTTTAATGCTTAATCATGGCAGATACGCTGTCTGGCTACATTACTCAGACCCGGCGTTTATTACATGACGTTAATGCTAATTTCTGGACGAATGCAGAATTAACGGACTACATAAACGATGGGCGCAACACCCTTGTCCGAGACACAGGGTGCAATCGTGTTTTGCAGAATCACACCGCGCCGTATAACGTCGAAACCATCGACTTTGCAGACTTACCCGAAGGCAACAATACCGTTGATGTGCTGAATGTGATCCTCTATTGGGGGAACTCGCGCATTCCGCTGTATTACCTGCCTTGGACAGACTTTAACGCACAGTTACGTTACTGGCAAAACTACAATGGACGCCCGGTAGGGTTCTCCATGTACGGGCCTAAGAAGATTTTTATTGGCCCAAAGCCTGATCAAGCCTACGAAATGGAAATTGACACGGTAGTGTTGGTTGATCCTATGGTCAACGGTTCTGATGTAGAAACATTACCTACTCCCTTCACAGAGGCTGTACCGTTTTACGCTGCTTATATCGCCAAATACCAAGAGCAATCCTATGGTGAGGCTGAGATATTCAAGCAAGAGTACACCAAGCATGTGATGGAAGCCCTGAATACGACCTTTACCCGCAGATTACCTACACCTTACACAGCGGGGTACTAACATGGCTGCGGCAGAGCAAAAAAAGAACTATGCCGTAGTTAAGGACTTCAAAGGCGTAAACACCAAGAACAACCGCACCGTGATTAGCGACGGTGAGTTTAGCTGGCTAGAGAATATCCAGCCGGTTGGCTACGGTAACTTAAAGATCGTTCCCGGCAATCAGCAGCTTGCGAATGTGGCATTTACTGCCAACGTGACCTTCATGGGATCGGTCAACATTAACAACAATGAATACGTCATGGCGTTCCAGAATGACGGTTCAGCGCAGTACGTCAACATTACCACCGGCGCTCAAGGCAACATCGCAGCCGCCAATACCTTCTCCAATACCGATGTAATGATCACGCAGTGGCGCAATGAACGCGCCCTGATCATTGACCCGGCAAAGGGTTACAAGACGTGGGATGGCGCTAATCTAACGTCCATTGGCAGCGTCAATACCATTACCATCAACAACAAGGGTAGTGGTTATCTAACATCCAACACGACGGTGACGTTTAGCGCACCGAATGAGGCAAGTGGAGTTCAGGCAACCGGCACGGTAACGGTAGTTGCCAATGCCGTATCTGAAGTGATTGTGACGCAGCCGGGTACGGGTTACACCTCGCCACCGACGGTAACGATTGTTGGCGCAGGCACCAATGCCAATGTGACTTGCACGGTTTTGAATCAGAGTGGTACAGACATTGCAACCTTCTCAGGCCGCACTTGGATTGCCCAAGACCGTACCGTGTTTTATACGGCGGCAGATACCTACAATGATTTTATCAATCTGAGTGCCGGGTTCATTACCCTGTCTGACTCCACCCTACGCACCACGATTACTCGTATCCTGTCTGCTAACAACTTCCTATACATTTTTGGCGAAGACAGTATCAACGTCTTTTCTGATGTGCGGGTGGATTCGACTACAGGCGTTTCTCTTTTTACTAACACCAACGTGTCTGCCTCCGTTGGTTCGGCATTGAAACATGCCATCTTTCCGTACTTCCGTTCCGTGCTGTTTATGAACGAGTATGGCGTCTATGCGCTGGTAGGTGCGACCACCACCAAGATCAGTGATCCGCTGGACGGTGTGTTTCCGCTGATTAACTTTAATCAAGAGATTACGGGTGGTCAGTGCCTAATCAATAACATTTTGAGCGCTGTTTTTAATTTTAAGTACAACGATGGTGGTACGGATCGTTGGATACAGGCGGCGTTCTTTGAGCGTAAGTGGTTCTTTACCAATCAGCTAACGAATTGCTTTTATGTGGTGCCAGCGTTTAAGGATGGTTTTATCAACCTGTATGGCACGACAGGTCAGAACTTGTATCAATTTTATGAAGACAGTGCCAATGATGTTGATATGATTCTGAGAACTGCCTTGTTGCCGATGGGTGATCCTATCCGTGACAAGCAGGCATTAAAGATTGGCATTGAAGCAACATTAGGTAGTGAGCCGATCATCTTTGATGCGTTTGTGGATTCCGAGTCGCAGCAGTCGCCAGCCATTGAGTTCTCCAATGCAATTATTTGGACGAATAATGTTGGCAATCCAATCTCTTGGAGCAACAACGTAAGTGCATTGATTGGATGGGCTGCGGCAAGTAGTGCGGGTGGTGGATACTACTTGTACAAGAGTGATGCCAAGATGTTTGGCAAATACTTAGGCATTACGCTCACCGGCAGCGTAACGCCCTTTACGATTAACGGTTTTGAATTTGAGCATGAATTGAGAGCGAGGTTCTAAATGCCAGTACCTAATACATTTGCCAACGCTACTGCGACGATTCCGCTGTCACAACTTGACGCGAACTTTGCCACAACGATTACGTTAGGCAACACTGCCATTCAGCTAGGCAATACGGTTACGACGCTGAATAATATGACGTTGGCGAACGTCAACATTAGCAGTGGTATTGTGACAATTACCAATGCAACAGTGACTACGGCAAATGTCACGACTGCCAATATTGCAACCGCTGAAATTGCAAACGTAACCGTCAGCGGCACAGGTACATTTGCAGCGGGTAGCAATACAGCGCCTAGCATTACGACATCAGGCGATACCAACACGGGCATCTTCTTCCCTGCTGCGGATACGGTAGCTATTGGTACAGGTGGTACGGAAGCGTTGCGGGTAAATAGCTCGCAGAGTTTGTTGCTAAACACAACAAGCGCTCCAGCAGCTAGTGCAAAAATGAAGATTGCAACTTCTGCCCGCACAGGAGCGTTCTTCGATCTTACTGCGACTGGCGGTGAAAACTGGATTATTGACTCTACAAACACAACAGGGAGTACTGATGTTCTCGGCATTTATGCCAACGGAGCTACCGGTTTGTATCTCCAAGATAATGGCAACGTGGGGATTGGTACGACTTCGCCTAGCACTTATGGAAAGTTTGTAACCTATTCTAGTGGTGGTTACTGCGCTATTGATGGTAATGGTTTTGTAAACTCATACCAACTATTAGATGTTACAACAGCAGGGGGAAGACTTAACGGTGGCTCAAGCCAAGGTCTTCTTGGTTCGATAGGAATTGAACAAGCAGCTACAGGCGCAAAAGGTGGCTACATAAGTTTTAGAACTTGCCCATCAGGTTCTAATTCTGATACCGAACGCGCTCGTATCACCAGCGATGGGTATTCTCGTTTTGCAGACAATGGAACGTACAGCTACGCAGGTACGGCTCATACTATTAACAATAGTGCTTCCAATGACATTGTTCGTTTCTTCAATAGTAATGCAACTCCTTACGGGATATTTGTTAAATATACCGCTGCTGACCCAAATAACACTACATCGTATGTTTTTGCAGCCGAGCAAAATACAGGCGTAAACATCTACAAAATTTGGTCGAATGGCACAGTCACAGCACGTTCAGATGCCAAGTGGAAAAAAAACATTGAAACAGCCCGTGATGGCTATGCTGAAGATTTGGCAAAGCTGCGCGTAGTCAAATACAACTGGTACAACCACGACGATGGAACGCCTAAAGAGCTTGGTTTAATTGCTCAAGAAGTCGAGCAAGTATTCCCCGGTCTTGTGATTACTGACGAGCAAACGAGGGATGAGGTAAATACCCGTGAAGTACCTGCGGTGCTTGATGAAGAGGGTAATGAAGTTGAGCCAGCAAGAACAGAGGAATACACAGAGAAAGTTGGCACAGGCGAATACAGCAAGTCAATCAAGTTCTCCGTGTTACCGATAATGCTGCTGAAAGCCATCCAAGAACAGCAAGCCATGATTGACGAGATGAAAGCAGAAATCGCAGCATTGAAAGGCAACGCATGAAATTCTAACTAGACCAAAACGAAGCGCAGTTTATCGTACAGGTAATCGGCAACCTGCCAACGCAGTCAGGAGCGCATCCTCTGTGGCAGAAGCTGGTAGCACAGTTTAACGAGCAACTACCCAAGCAGGAGGTACAAGAATGAGTACGACATTTACTTGGTCTGTGACTGCTATGGACTGCTATCCACAAGCAGACGGGCAGACAGACGTTGTGTTTACCGTTCACTGGACACTATCCGGCACAGATGGCACCTATAACGGCAGCGTGTACAGCACTTGCTCTGTACCTGCGCCTGAAGGCACATTCACCCCTTACGATCAGCTAACGCAAGAACAGGTGCTAGGCTGGATATGGGCTAACGGTGTGGATAAACAATCAGCCGAAGCAGCAGTGCAGCAACAAATAGACAATCAGATCAACCCGCCAGTGGTCACGCCACCATTGCCTTGGGCTAACGTAACGGAGTAAGACATGGGAACACAAGCCTTTACCAAGCTAGGCAATACGGTTGCTTTTACGGCAGCGGCAACTGCACCTGCTGCGGTACAGGCTGTGTCCACCACCTTAGGTGGCAACCAATATCGCATCATCAATGCTGGCAGTGTGACGGTCTTTCTAGGCTATGGTTCAACGGCTACGGAAGCCAATACCAATGCTGCGGTAGTCACAACAACGGGTGCCTCTTTGCCACTGTTAGCAGGTACGGATGAGATTCTGACCTTTGTGCCAAACGCTTACTTTACGGGTGTGACTGCCAACGGTACTGCGCAGATTTACATTTCTCCGGGTGATGGCCTTTAAGGACTAAGCCATGTTAAAGACCGTATCCTCATTTAGCAACATCATTGGTGCGCTTAACTATAAGGGTACTTGGGATGCCTCGACTAATTCGCCAGCCCTTGCGTCCGGTGTCGGTACTAAAGGTGATTATTACGTTGTGTCTGTTGCTGGTACAACTAATCTTGACGGTATTGATTTTTGGGGTGTTGGTGATTGGGCGGTCTTTAATGGCGCTGTATGGCAGCGTGTCGAGGGTGGTAGCGAAACTGACACCGACGTAGTTGTTTTTAATACCCTAGCCAATGTCACGCCCACCAATGCAGAGCTAACGTGGGATAACAATGACCGTAGAAAGACACTAGCGGTAGGCATTAACGGTGATCAGTTTTATATATTTGAAGATCAGATTGTGCGAGTTAAAGCGCAATCAACGATCACCAAAGGCCAAGTCATCATGTTTGTCAGTGGTGTTGGCTCTTCCGGTGGATTGCTTGCGGCACCGGCAACAGGGTTAGACCCAACACAATCTAACTACATTCTTGGCATTTCTGTTGACAATATTGCTACAAACGGATGGGGCAATGTTATTACACATGGCGAGATTCGCGGCGTTGATACTACTGGGGGTGGTGAAGGTTGGGTTGTTGGCGAGGAGTTGTATTACAACCCAGCGGTTACAGGTGGCCTGACAAAGACAAAACCTACTGCGCCAGCGGCAATTACCCGCGTTGCAGACGTTGTAAACGTCAGTGCAAGCAATGGCATATTGTTTGTCCGTATTTCTTATGGCTCTGTATTTGGCGGTACGGATGGCAATGTCAACTTTACAAACTTAGCTAATAATAATGTCGTTGTTTACAACGGCACCTCAAATGTTTGGACGAACCAGCCGCCTGCTAATGTGGTGGTAGGAACAGGACTAACGGGTGGTGGGTTAGCAATTGCTAATACCAATGTCAACATTGCTTTGGCAAACACGGCGGTAGCTCCCGGCAGTTATGGCACGGCAAACTCCGTTTCTCAAGTAACGATAGATGCGCAAGGTCGCATTACGAGTGCAGCCAATGTCACCATTGCCATTGCTAACTCGGCAGTCTCTGGCCTTGGCACCATGTCCACACAAGACGCCAATAATGTCAACATTACTGGCGGTAGTGCAACATTGTCAAATGTGACGGTGACTGCAAATCTTTATGCGAATCTGGCGACCAGTAATGTTGCAGCGATGACTGATCCGAGTATCATGCTGGCCCCGGAAGGTTATATCACTGTCGTTATCAATGGAACCAACAAGAAAATCCCTTATTACGGAGTCTGAACGTGGAACCTCAGTTCCTAATCAACATCCTTTTTGCAACCGCAGGAGCCGCTTTTGGGTGGATACTGAACAGTATCTCTCGCTCCATCGTGAGAATCGAAGACAGAATCTCGGAAATGCCGATGATCTACGTCAACCGAGATGACTACCGGGAAGACATCCAAGACATCAAAGGCATGTTGGGCAAAATCTTCGACCGCTTAGAGAAAAAGGCGGATAGATGAGCCTTAACATGGATGCGCTGGCTACCCCGATCTTTGGGGAGCCTGACAGCCTCCGTGATTTTCTATTTGAAAATGGCATTCAGCATCAAGTCTTTTGGGAAAGACTAACCGATGCTGGCTTCTATGTGCCGCGCTACCCCATTATTGACGCTGATCCGCAGGATTTGGACGATTGGTTGCTCATTCACCAACAAGAGCATCAGCGGTATGCCGCCATTCTTTCCCTAAACGATCCCTTTAACCTGCTGGACTTGGACTTTAACCAAGAAGATGACTTTTACGATTGGGTAAATAGTCATTTGCTAATACATGAGCAGATCGCCAGATCACTTGGCGTGACGTAATTTTGACCTGTCGAATAACCGACAGTCTAATGGCTATTTGGCAACAAAAAAGATAGGTTAAATCGCGTGTTGGGCTTGCTTAAAGCCCTGCTTTTGCTTGACAATTTGGCTTATCGTGTTGTATCCGGCAAGGCATTTTAGATTGAGAGGCGAGTATGGTTCAGATGGTGGACAGCCGACAGCAAGAGCTTAGCGCTGAAGACATTGTGGCAATAGATGCAATGAACATGGAGTCTGGATTAAGCCGTGATCAGGCCATTGCGATGATCAATGCCGAACTCAAAATGGATGACACTCTGTTTATTCGTCAGGGCAACACACTCTACGTCATTCACAAAGCACAACCGGGCGTTGGTTATTTCCAAGCATTTAATGCAGACGTTCCTGAAAACTTTTTGCAAAACAATATCGAATTTGCGAAAGCCTGTTACAAAATGGGTTTCGATACTGTGGCAACTATTCTCGAAGAGCCAAGTACAGCTTCTTTCTATCGCGGCGTTGTAGAAGCTGCGCCTAATCCAGACATGGGTTATGAGTTGCAAGAGATGGATGATGGTTCTTACATGGCAGTAATTAAGACGGGGCCAGATACCGGAGGCGCAAATGAGCTGGCTTAAAAAAGTATTCAAAAAAGTAACAAAAGCTGCTGGCAAAGTTGTCGATGCTGTTGGTAGCGCTGTAAAAACAGTTGGTGAAGCGGTAGTCAACACGGTCAAATACGTTGCTGAAAACCCTGAAGTCGCCATCATTGCGGTTGCTGCGCCACAGCTACTGCCGACCATTGGTGTTACTGGTATTGCTGTCCAGCCTGTGACTGCTGGTTTAATTTCAGCGTCACAAGGCGGTAGTGTTGAAGACATTGGTAAGGCTGCATTAGGTTCGTTTGTTGGTCAAGGTGTCGGCGTTCCGGTTGCGCAAAAAGTAGGAACAGCTATTGGTGCTGCTGGCAATACGGCACAAACTGCTTTGGCTAATGCAGTTGGCGGTGCTGTTGGTTCTGCTGCTGGTGCCGCAGCAACAGGTGGTGATGTTGGTGAGGCTGCGTTACTTGGTGGCCTTGGTTCTGGTTCTGCATCATTAGCGCGTTCGGGGGCCACTTCTCAATTTGATTTGGATGAAACTGGCACGGCTGCAAACATTGCCGCTGACGTTGGTGAGGCGCTTGGACGTACCGCAGTATCTGGAAACCTTTCTGGTGAATTAACTGGCGCAGCATTTGGCACCTTGGCAAGAGAAGGTGACATTGCCATGCAACAGTTGCGTCAACCTACCACCAAAACTGGCGGTGATCAGGTTGTCGAAGCCTTCTCGCAGCCTAAGTCTCCCGGCGTTGGCACACAAATAGGCGAGCCAACCGCCGAACTTGCGGGCGGCATTCAATATGGTAGTAAGCAAGGTGCGGCTGGAACAGACATTGTTCGTGATGTTGATTTACCCTCAGTATCAGGAAGATTTGGCGTTGCTGACAATAATACCTTGCCAGAAGTTACTGTTAAACCTGAAATGCGGTTTGACGTTCGCACGGGCAGACTCATTCCCGTAATTAAGCCAACTCAGCCTGCCACTCAAGCGCCAAGTCAGCCTGCGCGTCCTCCTGCTAGACCGCCAGAAGAGATGACCGGCAGAGAGTTAATTGAACGCACAGAAACGTCAGCAGAAACGCCAACAGAAACGTCAGCAGAAGCGCCAACAGAAACGACGCGTTTGCCGGGTGTGGATGTTATTGATGAGATGCAGGTTGAAGAACAGCCATTGGCATTGGACAAAGTGTCTGATGAAGAATTGCTGGCTGCAATTGAAGAGTCGGTGCAACAAGAAGGATTTAAGCCGCTTGACGTTTCAATCGCTACTGCGCCACGCCGTAGAAGTGCAACGCCAATGTCGGTTAGCGCTCGCGCTGTAGGCACAAGCCCAACAGCCGCGATAGTAGGTCAAAAGGAGCCGGTCTTCGGCGGTGAAGAGGATGCACAACAAGATGTGTGGAATACCCGTTCCTTGCGTCTTAGAAAGGCACTAGGTTAATTCAATGAAAACACTGGCAATGATGTTTGGTAGCAATGGGTTGGGCAGCCCAAGACTGATGGCAGAAGCCTTGCGTCGCATGGGTCGGCGTGGTGACACGGTACTTGCGCACATTACACCTGAAGAAGCTGACATGCTGATGCAAGCAGGTGGTGCTGGCAGCATCAACCCGGACACGGGGTTGCCTGAGTTTGCTCCTCGTCGAGCCAGTGACTTTGATGATGGTGGTGATTTAGTTCGCTCTACGCAGTCAGACATTTTGCGCACAATCCAGAGCCAACCTGTTAGCGGGACAACAAGAGCTGAGTCAGTGCCAATGGATACTGGCTTTGAGCGATTTGATGTTCCTACTAGGGCAGAAACTTATACGCCTGTTGGTAATCGTATGGACTTAATGAGCTACGGTACCGGTGTTCCCAACGTAAGAACGGGTGGCGTAACTCCAGAGCCAATGGATGTGACCAGTGATTTCGGTGTTTATGGTGTTCGTCCGGGTAGTACAGGACTAAGAATGCCTGATAGAGATATTGGTCTAACCACTAGAGCATTGTCGCAAGCGCCAGAGCCTTACTTTTCTAGCCTTGCGCAAGTTAGACCGCTAGAAGATAGAACCGCAGTTGCGCGTCGCGAGCCAGAAGGATTTGCAGAACGTGCAGAAGCTGGCTTGCAAGAGTTGCGTGATGTGCTTGACCGCTATCCTAATCTAACCCGTGCTGGCACAGCCGGTGCCAACATTCTGGCGCAAACCTTGTTGTTTAACCAAGCTAACAGAGAAATGCAGCGTGGTGTTGAAGAGTCTCGTCGTGCTGCCATACCTTTCCGTGAAGCGCAGGCTGAAGCAATGGGTCGTGCAACAGGTGAAGGTCTAACGCCAGAGCAACAGCAAGAGTTAGAGACTGAGCAGGCCCGTGCGCGTCAAGGTCTGACTGAGCGCAACCTGCAAACTGGCAGTGCCGCATCCGGCATTTTGGCTGCACAAGCGCGTCGTGCGCGTAGCATTGCTCGTAAGAGTAGTTTTGATGAAGCACTGCGTCTTGCCAACATTGCAGATCAGTATGACCGTCGTGCTTTGGAGTTGGAATTGCAACGTGATCAGCAATTGGCACAACTCTTTGCTGGCATCCTAGGCCGTGAAGTACAACAAGCACAGCGCACACAAGCGCCTGTACCTGAAACGGGAAGATAACTATGGCAACTGATATGTTAAGCCAAGCATTAGGCACGACACCATCCTTAGTTCGTGGCTTTGGTGCAAAAACAGGCATGAAAGAACGTGCCGAGTTTGGTCGCCAAAACCTTGCTGAAACTTTTGAGAAGGGCGCTGAAGCTGAAGCCGAGGCTGCTAAAACTCAGTTCGACATTCAGCAAAGTGAGATTGGCAGAACAGCGCAAGCTGAGCGCGAGTTAGCAACTGAGTCTGCCCGTGAAGCCCAAGCCTTAGAGCAAGGCACTGAAGGTTACAAAGAGTTTGAGATTCCGCAGATCAAAGCCTCTGACTATGCGGCTAATGCCTCTTTGCGCCTACTGTCGTCCCTGCTGCTAGGTGGTGTGGGTGGCGCTTCTGGTAGAGCGCAGTTAATGGCAATCAAAGAAATGCAAGATGCTGAAGACAAGAATCAGCGTCAGACCTTTGCTGCTGCCAAGCTGAAGTTTGATGAGGCAGACAAGAAGCGCAAAGATAGCAACGAAATGCTGAAACAACGGTTTGACCGCATGTTGAACTTGCTGTCGAAGAATCGTAATGCTGCATTGGTAGAAGCTAAGCTGATTGAGGGCAAGATGGGTGATGGCTTGATTGCTGCCCAACTGCGCAAAGGAAACTATCAGAAAGCCTATGAGTTGTTTACAAAATCTATTGACGCCGTTGATAAAGCTGATGCTGAGTTAGCTAAACAGCAAGCAATCTTTGAACGGGAAAAAGCGTTAAAACGCATTCCACAAGCAAGAGAAGGTGGTGGAGGCAGACTTTTGCCAGCAAAAGAAGTAACCTCAATTGAAGGCTTGAGTTCATTGTCTGAGGCGCTTAAAAAACTTGAAAGAGACTTTAAGCCGGGGTTTGCTGGCCTTGGTGTTTTTGGTATTGGTGCTGAGTTAGAGCTTGAGGCCAATCGTAGGCTTGGCGGTAAAGACGCACAAGAAGCTATTTCGTGGTGGTCACGTTATCAAAGATTGCAAGCGCCTAACCGTCACGCCTTGTATGGTGCAACGCTTACCGGCAATGAATTGAAGAATTATCAGAGTTTTACTGCTAAGCCTTCTGATAGCGCAGAAACAGTTAGAACCATGTTAAAAGATCAGTCAGACTATTCAGATGCAACTGCACGGCAAAAGGCAATGCAATTTGATTCTGCGGGTTATCGTGTGCCAGAAATTAGAGTTCAAAACTTTGAGCAAACTTATGGTGGTGGCACATCAACTTCCGCAGCGCCTGAGGCTAGAGTGGCAACAAAAGCAGATGTAGCAGAAACGGCAAGAGCCAATCGAATGACTGAAGCGCAAGCTAAAGCAGAACTTCGTAAACGTGGTTTCACGATTGAGGGTGAGTGATGGCTGGTCGAAACTTGCTTGCTGAAGAGCCGCAACCTTCTGGCAAAAACTTATTGGCTGAAGAGCCAAAAGAGTCTGCGCGTGAAGGATTTATACCTGCGTCCATTGACGTAGTAAATCGTTCCTTGGTTGCCGGAACTTTGGGTGCGCCAGCAGATATTGGTGCGCTTTTACTGCGTCCTTTTGGATATAAAGAAGAGCCAACTTTGGGTTCTGAATACATTGGTCGCAAAATGGAAGAGGCAGGATTTATCTCTCCCAAGCGTAGGCCAGTAGCTGAATTATTGACTAGCTTTGCTCCATTGGGTGTAACCGGCCTTGCGGCAGGCACCAAATTTGGCGTCGATCTTGCAAGAAAAGCATTAGGGAGAGGCGTAGCCTCAGAAGCAGAAGCAGTAAAAAAAGCTACTGTTGGCAAGTATGAAGAACCAATTGCAGAGGCAGCAAGAGAAAGAGAACGAGCATCAAGAGTTATTTCGCAAATGGAAAGGCAACCATCGGTTGCTGCGGAACGTGCTGCTATTGCTCCATTGACAGAGGCGCAACGTGTCGCCCAACTGCAATCAGAATTGCGTCAACCTGTGCGCGAAGCTGCTGGCGCTAAACGAGTAAAAGCAGAACAAACTGCTGCTGAAGCCGCTAAAGTTGAAGAGCTTGCGCTTCAAAGAACTGCTGCGGCTGAGCAAGCTGTAAATGCAATTGAGCAGCGCATGATGCAAATGCCAACTATGAATGCAGAGCAATTTGGTACTTTGCTTAGAAATGCAACTCAAACAATGAACCAAAGGCTGTTATCCGCAAGGACAGAAGGTTCTGGTTTGAACTCAATTATTACGAACGCAGGCGATGATCTAATTGTTGATACTGCACAAGTAATAGAACGCGCAAAAGAAATTAAAAAAAGAACAAGAAATCCGCAAGTTGCTGCAATGATGGATGAGGTTCAAGCGCTTGCAAAAACAGATAAGGAAGCTGCTTTAAGCCTGTACTCTGCTGATTCTCTGCGTAAATATTTATCAAAAGATATTATCAATAAATTTTTTCCGCAAACTGGTGCTGATAAAGAAGTTTTAACTGGATTAAAGGCTTTGCGTGGCGCTTTAATTACTAAAACACCACAGCAGTATAGGGAAGGATTGGGCAAGTTTAGTGAGCTGTCACGCCCATTAGATATAGTGGAGCGCCAAGGCTCATTGAAACGTGTGTTAGACATTGATCCTGTTAGCACTGCTGAAAAACTTACTGAGGCAGAAGTCGTCGGTGAAGTTATAAGAAAGGCAAATCGTGGGAATCCAGTGTTTTCTCGTTTGCTTGAGGTAAGCCCATCTCTTAAAGATTCTGCACGTTTGTACTTTACTCAAGACTTGTTTGCCAAAGGAGTGGTTCCGTCCGAAGCCTCCGTAAGAACTTGGCTGGCTGCAAATCAAAGATCGTTACAGCAACTTGGTTTGTATGACGAGTTCAAGAACCTGCGCACAGCAAGAGAAACTGCACAACGCGCAGTGGATGATGCAAAGCTGACAGAAAAAGCAGTTGGTGCAGTGGTTAAAGAGGCAAAAGCTGGTGAAACTGCCGCCGAAAAGTTAAGCAGGGAAAGTGAACGCCGCTTGCAAGAAGCATTAAAAACAACTGCTGGCCCAACACAAAGGCCGGGAGAAACATTGGCTGAAGCGTTAAGAAGAACAAGGACGGGAGAAAAGCCTGTACCAATCCAAACTTTTATTCAATCAAGAGAAAAACAAATTGATGCAATTAGGTCATTGACTAAGATGCAAGATGACGTAAATGCAGCGCGAGATACAAGAGAAGTAGTTGCCGCTGTAAATAGATCGGCAACTGATTTGTTGAATCGTGGAATTATTGATGATGCTGGCTACAGAACTATGCTTCGTGATGTTGCTAGATTAGAAAAAATGGAAGACGCTAAAAATCAATCTCGTAAGATTTTGGCATTCTTTGGTGGTGCGCTTGGTGTGGGTTGGTTGGGTCGCAGAGCAATTGAATCGACAACGGAGGGTAAATAACATGCCACTAATGAAAGGTAAGAGTGCCAAGACGATTAGCTCGAACATTGGCGAAATGGTGCGCAGCTTCAAGGAATCCGGCAAGATTGGTACGAGTAAGCCTTCGAGCGTGCGTAAAGCTGTCAAACAGGCTGCGGCGATTGCTTACTCAAAAGCTGGCAAGTCGCGTATGAAGCGAGGGTCAAAACGATGATTTATGACAACGGCAGCAACAACGACAAAATGAACAATAGCGTCGAAGAGTTGCGTAAGTTGAAAGAAACGGCAAAGCAACAAGCCGAGAAGCGCGGGGATACCATGTTAGTTGGCACCCGCATTACGATGATGCGTTCAAAGCGTGACGGGAGAAAGCTAGAACGATGAAGAAAGCAAAGGGGCTGAATCCTGAACTTGAGCAGGCTATTTATGATTTACTCAAGCAAACAATGAATGACTCTACCGCATCACTAACTGACAAAACGAAAGTGCTTGACCGGGTTCTGAAGCTAGAACAGATTAAGCAAAAGATTATGGATGATGAGTACGGAAGTGGGTTTTATTCCAACGATGATGACGAGTCGGAATAAACTTTTCGTCATGCCAAATTTTATTTTGGCAAACTAGAAATATCGTGTGCTTATGCACATTGTATTTTTGGGCAAGATCGGAGTAAGTATGGTTTTTGTAAAGTTCTCGAATTACTTTGACGGACTCCCAACTAAGGCCATTAGTTCGGTTTTGCGCTTGTTCTTTGGAAGAAACCCATCGGCAGTTGCTAGGATGATAACCAAAAGAGTTATCAATTCTGTCAATGGTCAAGTTTTCTTCGTATCCATTTTGATAAGACCATTCTTTGAACTTATCAAAAACACTCCATTCGTCACAAATTTTTATGTTTGCGCCGCCGTATTTTGGATAACCAAAGGACTTGGAATTGTTGCATCTTTGGTTAACGCCGTACCAAATGCGATAAAGTCTTGTGCGGCTGTGGTTATGAGTTGTAAGGGTTTGCCTGCCGCGACAAGGGCGGCAATAGTGACTTTGATGAGCTTTGTCACTGCGTCGATTAAAAACGCCTTGACACCCAAGACAGGTAAATTCAAAGTATTTTCTGGTAGTCATACGCCTCCCCTTTGTTGTTAAGTATAGCAAATAAGAAGATTGGGGAGTTATTTAATTTAATGAGGGAGAAGAGTAATGGTTGATGGGGCTGCGATTAAAATTATCAACATGGCAATGGACATACTGTCTCATAGAGCGTTGACGTTCCTTGCCTTGTTTTTCTGCTTTGTGTTGGCTTGCTGGACGATGGTGGTGCCAACATGGGAACGAATGGCAATGGCAGGCTTCTTTGCCGTTTTCATTTATTTGCCGTGCATTTTCAAGGAAAGGACTTCAAATGAAACTTAACATCACCAAGACTAGCATGACTGTCATGGAAGCTAACAACAACCACAAGCGTGGTAGCGCAGGCGAGGCTTATCGCTCTGCCTCAGTTGCTGATACCTTTGGTCGTGGCAAGCCTACTCGCACCAATCCTATGGGGTTTATGGGTATGCAGTGTTTCTCTGGCTCACCAGATCAGCGTAAGTCGCCTACCTCGAAGCCCGGTAATGCCGGAGGAAAGGACATTATCTAATGGCTAACAATATTGCCTTTCAGCCGATGGGCAAGACCGTCAAGGTCACTGCCAATACGTCGCCGGTATCTGCCAATGTGTCGGCAGATTCTCCGGTGGCGCAATACCATGTCTTAAACAGTAGCGGTACTGACATTGCTTATGTACGCATTACACCGTCGGGTGGCAATGCGGCAGTGCCGGGTGCGAATGCTGAATATGGCATGGCAGTCTTGCCTGCATCGTCAGTCATTATTACTGGCCCACAGTGTCGTTCCGGTTCCAACGTCGTGGTATCGGCAATCTCTGCGGCTAATACACCGGCAGTCTTTGTGACACCGGGCGAAGGATTGTAATTATGGACGCCGATCTACAAAAGATAAGAATGCAAGCCGATGTTGAGCTTGCTAAGTTAGAAGCAACTTCCCCTGCTAAAGAGGTGGCTGGCAAGGCTATTGGTAAGTGGGGTCTTGCAGCTATCGTGTCTATTGTAGTAATCGGCGTCATAGCTAGTCTATGGCTGGAAGAGGGGAAGATGGCAGCAGTCATGGGCTTACTTGGCGCTTCTCTAACCGCCTTGATTCAAATGCTTAACGGCATTGCAGGCTCAGCAACAAAGCAAGAGAAACCTGAGTTTGAAGTCATGAAGCAACTAATTGACAAGCTAGACCGGCTGGATCGTAAAGAACCGTCTATGCAAGTTGATGTTGAAGATGGGAAAGTTACTGTCAAGCGCGGTGATGATAAGGTTGTTGCGGAGGGGAAATAATGTTGCCACTGCTTGCCCCAATACTTTCTCAGCTTGCTGGTGCTGGTATGCAAAAGGTGGCTGATGCTGTCATGGACAAAGGCTTAGATGTGGTGGAAGCCAAGCTAGGCGTGAAGCTAACGCCTAATGAGGATGGCGTCCTTGATCCTGCCAAACTAGCTGAAGTCGAGACTGCTGCCATGAAACATGCTGAGTTTATGGCTGAGCTAGACCAGAAAGACCGTGAGAACGCCAGAGCAAACAGGCTTGCCATTGTGACTAACAAGGATGTGCCTTGGTGGGAGAAAGCCGTTATGCCTTTCTTGGCTGTCTTTACTGTGGTGGCAACCTTTGTATTGGTGGGCATCCTCTGCTTTGTAGAGATTGCAGATTCACAAGAGCGCATTGTGATCTTTGTCTTAGGCTTTGTGACTGCGGTGGCAGGTCAGGTGCTAAGTTTCTACTTTGGCTCCTCGCAGGGTTCCAAGGATAAGACTGAAGCACTGAAGAAATGAAGCTGTCAGAGCATTTCACGCTGGAAGAGCTGACCGTTAGCGAAACGGCAGCACGGAAGGGCTTGGATAACACGCCAGACAATGATGCTTTGTTTGACCTAAAGCGTCTGGCTGCATTCCTTGAGAGCATTCGAGAGACTGTTGATAAACCGATCAAGATTAACTCTGCTTACCGTGCGCCTGAAGTCAATGCCAGTGTGGGCGGCAGCAAGACAAGTCAGCATTGCAAAGGGCAGGCAGCAGATATTCGGGTGGCGGGCATGACCCCGGATCAAGTGGTGCAGGCCATCATTGCCGCTAAGCTACCGTTTGATCAGGTGATCAGGGAGTTTGATAGCTGGACGCATGTTAGCATTGCGCCCAAGGACAAGCCGCCTCGCAAGATGGCCTTGATCATTGACAAAAAAGGAACCCGTCCTTATGCCCCAAAAAAATCCTAGTTTGTCGATAGGGCGTGGTGAGAAGCTGCCGGTCAGCAAAGGTGCTGGCTTGACTGCAAAGGGCAGGGCTAAGTACAACCGCGAAACTGGCAGCAACCTGAAAGCACCAGCACCTAATCCTAAGACGAAGAAGGAAGCAGGCCGCAAGGCTAGTTTCTGTGCAAGGATGGCTCCCATTGCAAAGGCTAGTCCAAAGGGAAGCCGTGCTAGAGCGTCCATGCGGAGATGGAACTGCCGGTGAGTCATCAGGCACAGATAAACTTTGTGGCAGAACTGAGTAACCAGTTCCCTGAATACTTCATTGGCAAGAAAGTCCTTGAGATTGGTAGCCTAAACATTAACGGTTCTATCAGACCATTCTTTGAGCAATGTACCTATGTTGGGGTTGATCTTGGCGAAGGACGAGACGTTGATGTGGTGGGTAAGGGAGAAGAACTTACCTACGGTGACGATAGCTTTGACGTTGTTGCAAGTTGTGAATGTTTTGAGCATAACCCTGAGTGGGTAGCGACGCTCAATAACATGATCAGGATGTGCAGTGGCTTGGTATTCTTTAGCTGTGCAACTACTGGCAGGCCGGAGCATGGAACGCCACGCACTAGCCCGCATGATGCACCGTTCTGTGGTGACTACTACCGGAACTTGACGGAAGAGGATGTGCGGCAGGCAATAGATTTATCAGTCTTTACAGACTATCAATTTCTAACTAATGATACGTCGCACGACTTATACTTTTGGGGGATCAAATGAAGACCGGACTCTATTCCAACATTGCAGCAAAGCGCAACAGAATCAAGGCTGGTAGCGGAGAGCGTATGCGTAAACCCGGAACCAAGGGTGCGCCTACGGCAAAGGCTTTCAAGCGTTCAGCACGAACCGCTAAGCGATAACGATGCGCTTAGTTGATTTCATTGAAGCCAACTTCATCACAAAAACTGACAAGTACGACCTAGGCTATATCCATAGTTTCTACGATGAATTGTTTACGCCTAGACAAGACACGGCAAAGCATGTCTTAGAAATTGGCATTTACCGAGGCGATAGCATAAGGCTATGGCAACAGTATTTTCATAAGGCTGAGATTATTGGGGTGGATGTCAACCAATGTCCTGCGCTGGAAGGCTTAGAGCGCGTCAAGCAGGTAACAGAAAATGCTTACTCGAAAGAGTTTGTCAGCAAGTTAGAACCCAAGTTTGACATCATCATTGATGATGGCCCACATACGTTTGAGTCAATGGTTTTCTTTTTGGAAAACTATGTGCCGTTATTGGCTGATGGTGGGGTATTGATCTTGGAAGATATTATTGATCCAAGCTGGACGCCGAAGCTATTGGAATTGGTGCCAGACCGTTTAACCCAAGTCTATGACATGCGAGGCAAACAGAAAAATGCCCACTTGCTAGACTTGTGGAAAAACGGTTTGGACGTTATTGTTATCAGTGAGTGAACGACACTCTCTCCCTGTGCTGTAGCCTAGTTCTTCTCCCTAGGCTTTCCCCCGCCTAATCAGCGGGGGTTTTTTTAGTCATTCGACAGCAAAGCACCTTCAAACAAATACGTTCCCATGTGACCTAGGTTGCACCAAGGTGCTGCATGAACCTTGCCGCCAATCTTGCGCCACTGATGGCAGAAGAAGTAATCCTCTGACAACAACCGCTTGCTCTCAGGATCAATCGGATCAAGGTAGAACCCGTAGATTTCCTGACCACCCAAGTGGCTCATGTCGCTCACATACGTCTGTGTGTGCGGCTTTAGTTGCTCAAACACATCCCGCTTGATCAGCATAAACCCTGTGCCAATGGCTGAGACTTCACACGGCTGATCTGCTGGCACTGTCACGCTAGGCTCAGCATTTAAGAGGTTGACCACAAAGCTGCCGGTGTACTTCTGCAAGTCCTCTTTGCCATCAATGGCAGCATTCTTGACGGTTTCCCAATTGATTTCCTTCTTTGGATAGATTCCACCTATGACATCTACATCAGATTCCAGCATCTTGATGACATCTTCAGCACGGAACCGAATGTCAGAATCAATCCAGAACAGGTAATCAGCATCCGTTTGCAGGAACTGGTGCGCCATGTTGCAACGTGCGCGAGTAATCAACGACTCATTGAACATGAAGGCACACGATGTCTTGTAACCTTTAGCCCCTAAAATGGCGATTAGGTTGATCAAGGATTGAACATATACCCCTGTGCATTGGCCACCAAACATCGGTGTGCAGATGTAAATATGTTTTTGTTTATCAGTTGACATGATTCCAGCGTTCCTTTCGCTTAATTTGAGCAATGCAACCAGCAGTTACGCCAAAATTTTTTGCTATGGCTAAGCTAGTCCATCCATCATTTATCAATTTTTTAATACTTTTTACTTGTTCTTCCGTTAGTTTTGCTCTGCTATTTTTTGATCCAATCGTGCTGCGACCTTTCCTTGCCATGTCTTCAAGGTTTTGTTTTTGAGTTCCCAAGAAAAGGTGTGCTGGATTAACGCAATAAACATTGTCACAAGCGTGGCAAACATACATACCCTTTGGTATTTCGCCAATAAAAGCCTGATAGCTTGCTCGATGAGCGTAATGTTTTCTGTTGTGGCTAATGATTTGACCGTAACCGCGAACGGTTGTTGTACCCATCCAAACCCAACAGCCGCCTTCAGGTATGCGTTCAACCTTTGCTTCTATTCTGTCTTTGGTAATTTCTACATATTTCGTCATCATGTGATCTCCGAAAGGTGGGGCGTGTCGCAGTGACGCTGCGCCCCGTCAGCGCTCCTAACTGTCCTCTGGCGAAGACTCATCCTGCGACTGATGGGGGTTTATTTCATTGCCAAGTAGCTTCAGCAAGTCGGGTAAGTGCATTAAGGCCAGTGATTTACCACCGTCCTCGCGCATGATCACAATGGATGTTTGACCAGCTTCACAGGCTCTGTCTGCCTGTTCAATGAAATCATACACCGCAATCTTGCGTCTGCGTTTGCACTCAATCAGATAGTTGCCAAGGATTAAGTCACCCTCATCCTTCACCTGATACTGCTTCAGGTTGCGCCGGATACGAATACCAAGCACATCAAATATCTCATTAGCAACCTCACGTTCGTAGGATGCTCCCCGGTTCCTTGCCAGCTTACTCATCAGTAGCAGTTCGTATTGCAGCTATTACCGTAGCAGCAGGTAGTGCAAGTAACACACCGCCCCTGATCACAGTAGGTGTTGTAGGTGCAGCTTGCCCACACCAAAGGTGCAGTCACTGCCAACCACAAAGCGAATAAGTAACGCATGATTGTCTCCTTATCAAAAAGGAATATCGCCATCTTCACGGCGCTTGCTAGGGAAGGGATTGGCATTGCCGCTAGTGTTCTCAGCAGGTTGCCAGTTGTCTTCTTTCAGGCTGATCAACGCACCACCCTTTGTTTCTTTCGTCCACGCAGCCAGCTTGATGGTATCGCCCGGAGCATAGTGTTGCTCCACCTTTAGCTCACCACGCCAATCAGGGCTGCCAGCGCTCTTCTTGTTGCGGTTGCTCAGTAGTACACCAGTACCGGGTTTTCTATCTTGATAATCACTCATGTTTTACCTTTCGTATATGAATATCGTGCAAACTCTTTATTACCAATTCGCACTGTCTGCGTAATGATGTTATGCCCGTCTTTCCTAAGATCATCAATCCGTGCTGCCAGCCGAAGCACGCCATACAATCTCAGGGAATCCAAGGCCGTAATGCTTTGTCCAGCCTGCAAGTGTTCAAGCACCATTTGGTTTTGAGACTTGCTGCCAGACTTGGCTGGCGTTACCCCTTTTTTATTGCTTCATCCAGTTGCTCTTTCACCTTCTTGAC